GCCGGGCAAAATGCCTGGCTTTGCTTACAGCACACCAGCTCACGAATGCAAGACTGGCACAAAGCTTAGGTCTGTTGCTGGCAGCGTTTGCGCTAACTGTTACGCCTACAAGCGCGGCCGTTATAGATTCCAAAATGTAATAGACGCGCAATATAAAAGATTCAGATCATTAACTCACCCTAAATGGGTTGAGGCTATGGCTGCACAAATTAATTCTAAGAAGGTCAAGTACTTCCGCTGGCATGATTCAGGCGACGTCCAAAATCTTGACCATCTAAGACGGATCTATGCTGTATGCAGGTTGACGCCTTCAGTTAAACACTGGATGCCAACCCGTGAAGCATGGACCAAAGACTATATTGTTGAAGCTCCTGACAATCTTGTTGTCCGGTTCTCCATTCCGATGGTGGACCAGGCAGCAGGGACCAGCTGGCCCAACACGTCAACAGTCTCAACTAAAAAAATTGATGTAACATGCCCGGCGCCCCTTCAGGGCAATCAATGCAAAGATTGCCGCGCTTGCTGGGATAAATCAGTTTCAAATGTTTGCTACGGTGAACATTAACAAATTCCCGCGTGGAATCTGGATCAGGTCATTAGCCAAAAAAAGCGGTAGCTCCGCGTGCTGGCGTGCACCTGTTCCGGGCCTCAAGATACAAGCTTCAAGCGTCAAGCTTCAAGCGTCAAGCTTTCGAACCAACCTGAGCAAGCATCAAGCGACAAGCGTCAAGCCCCAGGCAGCAAGCTTCAAGCGTCAAGCCACAAGCGGCAAGCTCCCTGATCCGGGAACCACGGTACATGGATATTGAAGAACTTTTAGGGGTACAAGGACCAAGGGCCTTTACTATGATAAATGTGTTCTGATTGTGACGTGTATGGAAGGCAATTTGATGCGGGCTAAAACGAATTGAATTACCCTTTGTGACTTTTAATTCTACAGTACAAAAGTGCCCGTTAGTATTATAAACCAATAGATCAGGAGTACCGAGTAAGCTACTATTCTCCAGTCGAATGAGAGAAAATTCTTTAAAATTTCTTTTAATTTGTTGGTAAAATTTAGCCTCTGGACCCATGAGTTTTTTGGAGTAACATCGTCATCCATTATAGTAGTGGTGATCGTAATTTATCAGGGATAATTATCTTCTGATCTCGTTTTGTTTTCATAACCAAACGATGTGAATGATGGTTTTTACCAGCACCAAATATAGTTTGGTTGTTTTCGTATACTTCCATTAATTTAATTTCTTCTAAGTATCCATTGATCTCTACAAATATAACTGCGTCACTAATTGCATTACCCTGCTTGTCAGTGCTCTTATCTTTAGCAGTGAATGAAGCCAGGAATTGTTGTAAGTCTCTTACTCTCATTTAGGTTTTGTAAGTCTTTCTATTTCTTTTTTGTAAGTATTATTATCATACTCTAATTCTTGAATACGTCTAACCAACACCAACATTTTAGAAGATAACTCATCTATTATTTTTTTAGATCCTTCTAATACATTATTAGTTTTAAGCCAATTGGCTTCTTTTTGTTTATAATTCCAAATTTCTTTTTTGTGTTTTTCAATAAGGAAAGCTAAGTCTAGTATAGGGTCTGAATCTTTCATATTGACTTTATAGGATAGTTACCTTAAATTGTCAACATGGGAGTTCCAAAAAGATTAACTGAAATGCAAAAAAGATTCGCTGAGTTTTTAATATTTGGTGGACCTGATGGACCTGTTAACAAATCTGAAGCAGCTGAGCTTGCAGGCTACAGTAAGAAAAGATGTAGACAAGAAGGATCTGAGTTAACAAACCCTAGACAATCGCCACTTGTTGTAAAATACCTAGATGAATTAAGAGCTGAAAGAATGTTAAAATTTGGTGTGACTTTTGAAAGTCATATTGCAGAACTAGCTAGGATTAAAGATTTGGCTTTAAAAAAGAATTCTTTCTCTGCTGCTGTAAATGCTGAAACAAATCGAGGCAAGGCAGGAGGATTATACATAGACAGAAAAATAATAAAACATGGGAAATTAGAAGATATGACAGAAGAACAATTAGAAATGAAGATGGCACAAATTGAAGAAGATTACGCTTCATTGTTAGAAGATAAAATTGTTGATGCAGAAGTCATAGAGGATCAATCTGCGTCCTCAGAATCTTCTAATTGATTTTTAAGCATATCAATCATCCAAGGATTATCTCTAAACACACCCATCATAATATTAGTTAACTGATTAACTACAGCCTCTTCAAATTCTGGTTTTTCTAATGGAGACTTCTCTTGATTAAGTCCAGAAACATGGACCGCTGCGTGCATTATTTCATGAAAGATAGTATTAGCCATCTCTTGGCCGCAAAGATCGTGTTGTACCTGTATAACATTTTGTCTGTAATCATACTCTCCAAAGCAATCTGTTAATTCCCATTTTTTATAATTAGGTCTAACATATCTAATCTTAATATCTTTGTAACCAACTCTAACGTTGTTAGGCAATCCGTGTGTTTCAACAGGAAGGGGTTTAGCAAGTTTCTTGAAGTGTTTCGTTTTCTTTCTTATTTTCATATTATGTATATGTATCTAAAAAGTTTGGTTTTTTCCAGTATTTTGTATCGCGCGCGCATAGGCAATCTGAGATTTGACTAAAGTGACAAAATAATCTGTCACATGACACTTTATTTTAAGACATTTTGGCATACATTTTTGTTGTATACCAACACTAATAGTCCAAAGTGACAGAATGACATTATTTCTAGAGTACTTTTTATTTTTTTTTTTAATTCTTTTACCATACATATATAGGGACTACTTTATAATCGTTCTAAACTGTTAATGTGACATAAATACAACACAATTGCCTTAATGTTGCCTTAATTAGTGTTGTGGTAGTTGTTGGTTTAACGGTATGCGAAGACAGGAGCAAAAGAAACCGAACCAACGCCAGCATTGCTGCCGAGAACCTACCACTATCCCCTATGATTATCTTTTGTCCTATTCTGTAATTAGTTATTAAATTTTTTAGATCTTTCATATTTTTTATACTCTTTTATTAATTTCTCTGATGGGTGCCACACGTCAACCGCTGCATGACACTTAGGACATGATAGATTACTAACAATATCATAATCTTCATTATCTTCAGTATCGTGATCTCCACCCCATATTAATTCTTTATTACAATGCCAACAGTTCATTAAGCATCCTCGTTTTCGTTTTGTTCGACGTGAAATAAATTTCTAATTTGTTCTTTAATAACCTCTACCTGCATGTCATGGTAATCTATACTAAGACTACAGTGGTGTTGTATATCTTCAAAGCTCTTACCAAGTTCAATCCAATTTAAAATCTCATTTAAAATTTCAATTTTGGCTCTGTGTCTACCTTTTGTTTTTTCTAATCTTGCTCTTGTTCTAGCTGCTGGTTCTTCAGTCATTTTGTAAAGTCCTCTGCTTTCATTGGTGTTGTTTTTTCTTTCTGATCATGCATTAACTCGTTGTACATGTCTAATCTTTTAAGAAAAGCATGCTTCCACTGTTTTAATGCAAGTCCTTCAATTTTAAATTCTTGGTAATATAAGTCAGGCGTGCATACCATGATAACTCCCTGTTTGATCTTAGATCCATAGACATAATCGTGGGCCATGGCGTATGCTGCAATTTGCATGTAATAATCTTCAATCCATTCTTCCCGTTTCGGACGGTTACTTTGTTTGAAGTCGACAATAGTTTCCTTATCATTGTGCAAGCAAACCAAATCTGTTGAGCCCGCGTAGAGACCTGGATAATGTAACGTGACTTCAGAGCCGTAATATTCCGATACTGGCGCAAGACCCATCTCAATAATTTTGTCGGCCATGGGACGCGCCTCTTGTCCAATCCTTGTAAGATCAACGCAACCAGTTCCGAGGACATAGTGCTCGAGGAATTTATGCATACAGGTACCCCTTGAACTACTATGATCCTTGATTCGTTCTGCTTCTTGTTCACCAACTTTTGCCTTCCATTTTTTTATAAAATCTTGATTTTTTGTGGCTCCTAATACAGTAGTCACACTGGGAAGTCTATAAGAACTTATTTCGTAAACCCTGGTCCCTGTTCCAGGGTCCGTGAGCTGTTTACCTTGTATATAGTTGTATTTATTAGATTTTTTTATACCTTTATCCATAGTTTTTTTCTCCAGTTCATCAAACAATTTATGCATTTGCTTTGCGTCTTTATCCGTTATCATTTCTTTTTCTATTATATATTTTCTTAGATACAACCACTTGAGATTTAAATTTAGGAGTCCTAACTTCTTTAGCCACTGGATTTGATCCAAAGATCCGGTGCCAACTTTCATCATAAGCTTTATTAGTAGGTCTAGATTTACCGTCGTATTTAAATTTCATAAGGTCCTTTCTTAGTTATAGTTTTACCTCTATTCGTTGGTTTATATTTCATTTTATTATAAGTAGATTCCTTAATAAACCCACCATACTCACGTCCGGACCTAGATTTACCATATTGAGGCACTTGACCTAGACCAAACTGTGGTTTATCTTTATTTACTTTTTTTAATATTTTTCTTATCTTTACGTCTTCCTCTGTTTCCATATCCATTAATCCTATCAGCCCATAGTTTTTGCCATGACCAACTTGTTACTTTTGTTGAGACATCATTAATTTTTTCTAAACATTTATATACAAAAAAATCTATCATTGTTTCTCCTTCCCAAACCATATGTTATCTCTAAATTTATCTAATTCAACTACATTATCATCTAAGTCTTGAATGTCTGGTTCATAATGATCAATGACTTTCTCAATTGCATGAAGTTTAACTATAGCATAAGGCCATAACTTCTTACAAACATGTAAACAATCTCTAAACGTACAACGCCAACGCCATTGTGGTTTCATACCTTTAGGGACTTTCTTAGGCCTTACAGTGCCTACCATTAACGTCTCATGTACAAGTTCTATAACATTTTTATCTGTCATAGATATCTCCATAGAAATGCGTCTACAATCATACGTACCAGATTTTTTCTTTTCCTTATATTTTTTATAAGTTAGACTACCTTCTCCATCAAAGAGTCCTGCAATATAAGCTATATCTAAATGGTAATTATTATTCATAGGAAACTCCAGAGACATGTGTTCTAATTAATTCTTCGTGGCAAGTTTTAATCATATCATCATTTCGTAACTTTCTTCCTTCACAAAAACGTCTTAAATAATCTAATTTTTCAGCTGGAGTAAGAAAATCCAACGTTTTTTTTCCATTTTTATATTTCCTATTAATGACGGGGAATAATGCAACATTAATAAATTTATTAACCGCTTTCATTCTAATAATGTTGTCTGTAAGCAGTTTTCTTTTTTTCCTTTGATTAAAATTTTGCATTTTTTTATTTGACCAAAGATTTACTGCATAAGATTTCCGTTCACTTTTGTATCTTTCGTTACTCATTTTTTCCTTTCATTATATGTTTTAATACTGTCGTATAAGGATTAGGAGTCAAATCCCTAGTGCAACTTACCAACATCACTTGTAGGAGTATCATCATCAATATAAAACTCAACAACTTCGGACTCATCCACATAGATTTCTCCTTCCGAGTCACATGTTTCACATTGTAAAATTACATGCTCTCTACCTTCTTCTAAATGGAACTGTTTATAACCATTTCCATTGCAATCTGGGCATA